GCCGCGCAGAAGTGGATGGACAGCAGCGTGTCCAAGACCGTGAACGTGGGGAGCCTCGTGACCTTCCCGCAGTTCAAGGACATCTACACCAAGGCGTTCCACGGCGGGGCGAAGTCGTGCAGCACCTTCCGCAAGGACGGCAAGCGGTGGGCGCTGCTCAACCCTGGGACGGCCTGCGAGGTCGATCCCGAGAGCGGGAAGAAGGAGTGCGAGTGATGATGGACCTTCGAGACGACGTGACGTTCCGGGACATCTGGGCGATCTACCAGACCGTCTGGGGTGAGGCCCGTGGGGAGACGTACCAGGGCAAGCTCGCCGTGGCGAACGTGATCCTCAACCGGGTCCGCGATCCCCGGTGGCCGGACACCGCGTACCGGGTCTGCCACGACAAGTGGCAGTTCTCGGCCTGGAACGAGAACAACCCGAACCGGAAGAAGATGCAGAGCCTGTCGGCGGAGAACTTGAACAAGGAGTGCATGGAGGCCACCTTATATGCGGTGGCTTCGGATGTCGATGTCACGAAGGGGGCGACCCACTACTTCGCCTCGTACATCGACACGCCCCGATGGGCCAAAGAGATGCAGGAGACGACCAGGATCGGCACCCACCGGTTCTTCAAGTAACCTCGTGCGCGCCGCCTCCTCTCGCTTGCCTCCAGCGCACAGGTTGGCCCCGCCGGACCCAGTATCCACCGGCGGGGCCTTTTTGTATCCAAGGATCATCCCTGGAAGAACTGGACGATGTTGCTCCAGTAAGGCGCGGCTGCCACCAGGGCCGCCATCGCGAGAGCGCCCATGTAGTAGATGCGCTCCAGGCGTTGGACGCGGGTGGTGAGGCTGTCCACGCTCGTGCAGAGGCTGTCCACGCTCTCCTTGAGATGCTCGATCTCAACGTCGTGCTTCGCCTTCTTGCCGTTGAACAGGCTCATCGCTTCCTCCTTTAGACCGGTGGATACCAGATTATAAGTGCGTAGTTAATGGTGGCACCAGTGCCCGAGTTGTTGATGTTGAGGGTCAGGCCCTGGTTGCCGCCAGGGTTCACGTCCAACTTCACGTTCCCATTGGAGTTGTCGCTGATCGCGAGAACATTTAGCTGACCACTGCTATTCACGCTGTAGCCGCCTTCGACGCTAACGGCGCGGTCACTAGAACCTGATGCCCAGAACGTGAGCGCCCCGGTCGCGCCATTGTCCTGGCGACGGTAGAACAGTCGGGCGTGGTAGTCACCCCCGGATAGGGAGATGCTGTCCGTGTTGCCGGCTGCAAGTGAGCCGGTGATCTCCGGCATGTTGCCGTAGTTCCAGATCGTGTTGCCGCGCACCGTGGCGCTGTCGTTGTCCTTGGCGATCAGCCGCGTCTCGGGCGAGTTGGCGTCACCGAGCACGAGGATGTTGTTGGCATTGATGCCCGCGAGGTTCCGGTTGTTGCCGTTGTTGTCCTTCGACTGGAACTTGACGAGGTGGTTCACGCGGACGGTCCCCGTGAATGTGTCTCCCGCCACGTTTGCCGGGGTGTAGCCCAGGCGGGCCTGGATGTTCGTGTAGAAGCTCTGGAACTCGTCGTCGAACACCCGGTTGTTCGTGCTGAGCGCGACCCAACCGCCGTTGCCGCTGTCGAGGTTGCCGTCGAACAGCAGGGCCACGTAGTCGTCCTGGAAGATTTGACCGCTGCGGATCGTGTTGCGCTGGTTATCGACCACCACCTTGGCGCCGGTCGAGTTCACGTTCAGCGTGGCGCCGGCCACGACGGTCGTATGGAAGCGCAGGAACACCGTCTCGCCCGTGGTCAGCGCCGTGGGCGTGTTCGGAACCGCTTCGAGCGTGCTGCCGGTGCCCGTGGTCACAGCGAACCGGTCGGCCTGCCCGGCAACACCGAGGGTCTGCCGCGCCTCCGAAGCCGAGGTGTCGTCCAGAAGCGTCTCCGCGAACGACGACACCGGCACCTGATCGCTGTTCACGAAGCCGCTGAACGGCACCGGCTTCCCGTTGCTGTCGAACCCGAGGCCGGTGTTGCGGCGGTTCTCCTTGGTCGGCAGGATCAGGTCCACACTGGTGTCGTCAGCGAGGCCGATCCGTAGGGACCGCTCGATCTCCTGCCGACGCTCCTGGTCGCGGAGCACGGCTCGGTCCAGGCCCTCCTCGTGCGTCGCCGCAGGGAACGGGTCATTCTCCACGTAGTCGATGTCCTGGGTCTGCTTCGACTGCCGCACGATGGTGATGCGGATGCCGGCGGACGGGGCCGAGTTGAACACGACCGTGCCGCCCGGATTGTTGAGCGACACGGAATAGTTGGTGCCCTGGGTGTAGACCTGCGTCTCGCCGGGGCTGATCCCATCGAGCGCGTTGCCCGTGGTGTTTACGCCCAGGACCTGTAGCTCGGCCTCGGTCAGCACCTTGAAGCTGAACGAGAAGTTCGTGGTGCTGCCGTCGCCGCTGTACTGCTGTCGAGCGTTCGTCGTGCTGACGGTCATTACTTGAACTCCCTTACGATCACGATGCCTGGAGCGCCGTCACCCCCGGCAGCGGCGCTGCCAGCGTTGTTGGTCGAGACGCCGCCGCTTCCGCCGGAGCCAAAGCCTTTGGCGTTGTCGCCGTCCCGCGATCCGGTCGTGGCTTTCTGACGCGGCGTTGAGCCGTACACCGAATTGCCGCCTGGGCCGGTGCCGGAAATGCCACCCGAGAACGACGGGTTCTCGACGCTGCCCTCGCCGGGCACGTTCACGTCACCGCCGGATGCGGTGCCGCCGGAAGCGGAGTTGCCGACTAACTGGATTTTGTCCGATGGTCCGCCGGTATCGCCGCCGCTACCGCCGTTGCCGGTGACCGTGTTGGTGCCGTCACTCCACTGGGAATTGCCGCCGGCACTACCGGTGTTCCCGCCAGCAGCAGCACCGGAGCCCGAACCGCCCACGGTGATCGAGGCCGAGTTGATGCTCGACACGTCGATCTCCTTGATGGCGTAGCCGCCGGCACCGCCGCCACCGCCGACAGCAGTCCTGCCGTTGGAGTTCGACGCGGCAGCGCCTCCGCCACCACCTCCGGCACCAAGGACCTCGACGAGGACGCGCACCGTGCCGGTTTCGCGGCTCCATGTGGTGTCGCTGGTGAACACCTTATAGGCGTTCAGCGTCGGCTGTTTCGGCTGGTTCGACGTGGCGAGGTCACCGAGCCCGAGGCTGATCCGGGCCTGGGAGCGGTTTTCCGCGACCCACTTGGAGCCGTTGCCCACAATGAACCGGTCCAGGTTCGGGGTCAGGCCGGCGATGTCGTTGAGGTTGGCGTTGAAGCCCTGCACGTCGGAGCCGATGGCCAGCCCCAGGTTCGCGCGAGCGCCGGAGGGCGTGCTGGCTCCAGTGCCGCCGTCGTCTACGGCGAGGTCGTTGATCCCGGAGATCGAGCCGCCCGTGATGTTCACCGAGGAGGCCGACTGCGTGGCGATACTGCCGAGCCCAAGCGTGCCGCGAGCGGTGGCCGCGTCGGTGTCATCGAGCAGCGTCTCGGCGTAGTTCGAGATCGTCGCCGCCGGGATGTCCTTGCCTGCCGAGGGGTTGCCCTGCGCGTCGAACGTCAGGACCTTGCCGGCGCGTTCGGAGGCCAGCGGAAGCTCGCCGTGCGTGGTCGGGTCGTCCCCGAGCGGGAAGCGCACCGAGAAGCTGATGCCGCGCTGGAGTTCCTGGGCGATCAGCGTCAGCTTGTCCAGCGCCTCCTCGTGGCTTTCTGCCGGGAACGGGTCGCCGGGCGTGTAGTCCGTGTCCTGGGTCAGCCCGGTGGACCGGCGGATCGTGACCCGGAAGCCGCTTGCCGGCGCCTCGCTCACGCCGAAGTCCACGGTGCCGCCGGGGTCGGTCAGCGACACCGTGAAGTCGTCGTTGAGCGTGAGCGTCAGGCTGGCTCCGGCAGACACAGCCGTGCCGTTGAAGTCCAGTTCGCCGGTCGTCGTGTTGGTCACCAGGACCGTGACATCCTGGACCTCACGGGCCGCGAACGCGAAGCTGAACTCGGTGGTTACGCCGTCGCCAGCGTACTCTGCCTGCGTGGTGGTCGTGCTGATGGTCATGGCTTCTACTTGGCTCCTTCACCCCATACCAGCAACATCTAACTTAGGGTGCCAGTTCCAGGCTACCCGGCGGCAGGAAGAACTCGGTGTTCTGCTTGTCCTTGGTGAACGTCTCCTGCGACCGGAAGCTCTCCTCGGCCCGTGGGTCGATGGCCCGCTGGATGTTGTCCTGCACCGCACGGTCCAGGGCAAGCTGCGACCACCACAGCGAGCCGAAGGGGTTCACCTGATCCACGAAGTCGAGGAACTCACGCCCGGTGTTGTTGTCCCCGAGCGCCTCGGTCAGGCTGTCGCTGTCGCGGATCGCCTGGATGCCGCTCTCGGTGACAGCCTCACCGAACTGGTAGCCTTCCTTCATGGTCGTGAACGCCGGCCCGAGCAGGAAGCTGCCGAGCCCGAACTTCGAGACGCTGCCGAACATCACGTCACCGATCAGGCCCATCGAGCCCGCCCGCAGCATGGCGTCCTGCCAGAAGCTGAGGGTGTCCATCGGGGCTGGCTTCTTGCCACTGGTGAACAGGTCGAGTTGCTGCACGAGCCCGCCGGTCGCAGCGGTCGCCGCGATCATGCTGCTGAGGTAGCCGACTGCCGGAGCGACGCCGCGCTTGCTGGCGATCTCCATCGTCCGCATACCCTGCTGCGCGGTCAGCGTCACCGGGAAGCTCTTGAGCATCATCGCGGTGCGGGCCGTCTCACCCACGAACGTGCCGGCCCGGCCACCGAACGTCAGCGTGGCGCGCTCCTTCACGCCCGGCACCGGGACCGCAAAGCGGGCCTCCTCGACGAGGGTCCGCTTGAGCTTCCGCGCAGCCTCGGGCGCACCAGGACCGCCGGGATCGTCGAAGTCGCCTCGACCCTTCGGGGCAGCCACCAACTGCGGGTTAAGGATGCGCTCGCCCGTCTCCGGGTCGATGATCTTGTTCTCGTCGGCCCGGATAGCGTTCCAGTCCTGCTCGTCGATGCCTCGGGCCTCGAACGTCCGGCGCAGGTTGCTCGTAAGCTCGGACCACTGCCGGCGGCTCTGCCGGGTGATCTCCGAGAGCATCTCCATCTGGAACGTCCACCGCTGCGTGGTGGTCCACCGCTCCAAGAGCGACAGGCGCATGACCGACTGGTTGACCGCATCGCCCAGGCGGACGACGCCCTTGGCCATGCCCATCTCGTCGATCATGGTCCGGTTCATATCCTGGATGCGGTTCGTCAGCCCGTTCGCCGTCAGGCCCAGACGGATCGCCATGCGCTGCTCGGCCTGAGAGCCCGGCTTGAACAGAGTGATCGTGCGTCCGATCTGGTCCTTGATGCTGCCGGGCAGCGAACGGCCAGTGGCGAACGCCTGCGCCGTACCGGCCAGCGGCACGTCGGTGAGGGCCGAGATGAACGCACCGCCGAGCGCAGCCGCGTTGGTGACCGACCGGAACAGGTGTCCGGCCTGGGCCGCACGGTCGCGCTCGGGCATGTTGATCTTGCCGCTCACCACGTCGTAGAGCGCGTCGATGTTCGCGAAGAACGGCTGTGGGGCACCCCGCTGCGCCATCTCCTGCTTGATCTGGCGCACCGCCGCGTCGGGACGCGGTCCCAGGACGCGCAGGATCGCAATGTCCTCGGAGAAGTCCTCCATCTCAGAGATCAGCGTGTCGTAGATGTGCTCCTCGCTGTCGGCAGCACCGAACTTCTCCTGGGCCGCGAGCCAGTTGTCCGCGTCCTTGAACGTGAGGACGCGGGGCTGCGCCCGGTTGGCGCTCATGCTGTCCATCTTCGCGAAGGCGCCGCTGTCGCTCATGCTCTTGCCGTCCACGATGTCGTCGAACATCTGGCCGAGCATACGCTCCAGCCGGGCGTCCTCCATCGGCAGGCCGTCCTCCACGTCGATCAGCGCCTCCCGGTCGAGCCGGGGCATGATCTCGTCGATGAACTCCCGCCGCGCGCCCTCGCGGGTCGGGTGCTTGCGCGTCAGGGCTTCGAGCTTCTGGCGGTCCCACTTCTGGGCCGGGCCACGGTTCTGCCGGAACGGCAGGAAGCCGCCGTGGCGGTTGAACTCGCGCACGGAGTATTCCTGGACGGCCTTGAGGCCCTCGGCCATCTCCTTGGCTCGCGGGTCGTCCACGCTCTCGCCCATCATCGCGCGGACCACGTTCTTCATCGAGACGGCCTTCGGCACCTGACCCAGGACGTTGGGCCGGGCCTCCGTGAAGAAGGATGAGGCCAGCGCGTGCATCTCGCCGCGCACAAGCTCGCTCTCGCTCTCGATGCTCGGCTGCGTGATCCGGCGGGCCTTGTCGTAGGTGAAGAACGACTGGCCGACACGCGTCAGGTCCAGGCCACGCGCCTCCGCGTCCTGGAACAGGGTCTTGATGCTCTGCTGCTTGTGCAGCTTGTGCAGCCGCTCCTTGGCCCGCATGGCGATGCGGTTCTGCTCGCGGGCGCGGACCTCGTTGCCGGCCTCGAAGGCGTCACGCGCCGCACGCCGAGCGTCGTTGTACTCGCGCTTGATGCGGGTCGCCGTGGCCTGATCAACGATGCCCTGATCGGCCTTTAGCTGGATGCACTTATCGAGCGTCTGGGTCATGCCGTCCTACCTCCGAGGCAACCGTCGATCTCGCGCAGGATGTTCTCCTCTTGGTCGAGTTCATCCAGCGCCTCGTTGAGCGGGATTTCTTCGTCGCCTTCCTCGCGGAGAACCGTGGGGGTCGCTTCTTCCTCCTCGATCTCCTCCAGGACTGCGCGAAGCTGGTCCTTGATCTGCTGGTTCTCCTGCATGATCTGGTCGGCGGTCTGTTCGCCTTCGCGCTGCTGCCGGGCTTGGTTGCGCTGCGCCGAGGAGAGGGCGCGGTTGTGGCCCTGCTGGCGCTGCTCGACCTCCTGCTCCCGGCGCACCTGCTGGCTCTGCTGGCCCTGGCGGATTGCCGTGGCGATCTGGTCCGGCGTCACCTCGCGGCTGTCCACGCCGGTCACGCGACGCAGAGCCTCGCTGGACTGCGAAAACTCATCCTCGCCCCTGGCGATCCTCTCCAGCACGTCGTCCCGGTCGGCCAGGGCTTGGTTGAGGTCGGGGTCCGTGCGGATCGCCTCGCGCAGCCGCTTCTCGATCCTCGTGGCCTGGGACTTCTTGCCAGCGGCCTTCTGCTTCGTCGCAGCCTGCTCGGCATCGCGCCGGAACTCGCGGGCCTTGATCGCGTCGGCACGCAGCGCCTCGACCTTCGAGAGCGACCGGGCGAACTGATCGGGGTCGTCGATCTCGTTCAGCACTGCCCGCTGCTGTAGGTTCTGCTGCGCGTTGCGACTGCCCTGCCGCACACGCTGCCGGGCCATCTGCGCCAGTTCCTCGCCCACCTCGATGTCGCGGGCGCGCTCCTTGGCCGTGGCGCTGGCGCCGGAGCTTACCTCCACGTCCAGTTCCTCGGAGCGCACCGGGGCCTCAGCCGTGCGCGGACGGAACCGGCCCGACACCTTGAGGTCGGAGGCGTCGATCTGGTTGGCCTCCTGGTACTCGCGCCGCGAGGTCGGCGTGTCCGCGTACGGGTTCTGGGTGCGAAGCTGCTCGCTGCGCTCCGTGATCGAGGCCGCAGCGTTCACCTCGCTGTTCACGCTCTCGAACTCGCGGGTCTGCTTGAGCCGCCGGGCCGCGTCCCCGAGCGCGCTGACGCCCTTGCCCGCAGCCTTCACGCCGCCGGCCAGGACGCCAGCGCCTACCGCTGCCGCAGCGACGTTCTTCGCCGCGCGGCCAACACCAGACGGCAGACCCACGTCAGCACGGCGGGTCTGCGCGATGGCCTGGATCGGTATCTCGGTGGCCGTGGCGATGCCCGCTTCGATGGCCGCAGCCCGCGTGATGCCAGCCGCAGCCGAGACGCCGAACGGGAGGGTGGCGAGTACGATGGGGTCGATGGTAGCACCACCGACCGTACCGACGACGCCGGCCCCTGCGCCGAACGTCCCGGCCCGCGCCATCGTCTCCTTGAACTCCTCGTTGGTCTGCTGGAACGCCTTGCGGACATTCTCCTCCAGTTCCGCTCGCGAGGTGGCGAAGCTGACCTCCCGGCCCTCGGTCTGCTTCTGGACCTCCTCGAAGAACCGGTCGATTTCCTGGTCGAGGCTCTGAGCCTCACCGGGCGCGCGACGCGTAGCGCCGGGCTGCGCCGGACGGATCGGGCCACCGAACGGGCTCACCGGCTTCGGCGGCGAGAACCCCTGGGCCTTCATCTCCTCGCGCACACGCTCGGCCTGCGCGAGAAGCTCGGCGTTCACCGCGTCGGACGTGCCTAGCTGGCCGGCTTGGGCGCCAGCCAGGAACGCCTCGACCGGGCTCGGCGTAGGCCCGCCGGACGGGTTACGCGACACCCGGTTGAGGAAGTCGGTCGTCTCGAACGCCACTACTGCCTCCGTTGCAGTTCCTTCTTGATCACGTCGCGAGCCTCACCGACCGTCAGGTTCGAGCCGAACACCTTGGCATCCGAGGATTGTCCTTGGATGCTGGTCAGGGTCTTGCGAAGGCTCGCCTTGTCGTACTTCCGAAGCTCGCTCTGGAGTGGCTTAATGCCCTCGCCCTGCGGGTTCGGCTCCGAGGTCTTGGGCTTGCCCCGCTTCTCGCCCTTGCGGAGCATCCGGGGCTCCTCGGCGTCCTTCTCCCCGAGCAGCACCCGGCGCTCGCGGACCTGATCGCCCTGACGCTCACGCTGGCGCGTCATATCCGCCCGAGAGGTACGCGGCACCTTGTCCTTGGTGTCCCTCGGGAACGAGGTGCCGCCGGAAGTCTCCCGGAGGAACCGGTTCTGGCTCGGGTCCGTTGGTCCACCGAGGGCCTGCTCCAGTTCGTTGAAGAACGTGCCCATTACTGCATACCCCTCTGTCCAGGTCCAGTTGGTGTCACCTGTCCGCCGTTGCCAGAGGTGTCACCCCCAGGATTTTGGCCAATTCCCAGGCCCTGTGGCCCCGGCGTCGCCTGTGCGGGGGTCGAACCCTCCGGCTGATCGGGCTCAAGGCTGACTTCGCTTGCCATAGCTTCGAGGTCAAGGATAAACGGCTGACCGGGCCGCTCCTTGGTGTGTAGCCCGCCACGGTCGCCCTCGAAGCGGACGATGTACTTGCCGTCAGCGCCGGCCCGTACGAACTGCGCCGAGCGGAGGTCCTCGGGCGTGACCTCCTCGAAGTCGCCGGTCGCCGGCTCACGGAACACCGGGGTGCCGTTCGCGTGCCGGCTGATCACATCGTCGTCGATCTGGCCGACGAGGCGCTGGAACTTGTCGCCGGTCATGCCCGGCACGGGCGGCAGGGTCTTTTTGTCGTTGATCTCGACCGGGCCACCGGAGACTTCGCCGGTCGGCGTGAACTGGCCAGCAGCGGTCAGCCGGAGCGCCCGCTTGAACCGGTCCTCGTTGAACTCGTCGATGTCGCCGGCCCGCAGGGACCACTGGGCGTACACGTCCTTGGCCGCGTCCACGACCGCCTGCTGCGTACGGGCGTCGGCCTCGAACGAGGAGCCCAGGACCTCCTGGGTCGGCTCCCGGATGTCCTTCGAGGTCATGGCGACGTTCAGTTGATCCGTGGAGCCCTCGGCCTCCAGGACCGTGCGGCTGACCTCCGGGCGCTCGCTGCTCATGAACATGGCCCAGGCCCGCTGCGGGTTGTCGTCCACGAAGCGGGCGGACAGTTGCCGGACGGCCTTCTTGCCGAGGCCCTGGCGGATGTTCGAGAAGGTCTGCTGGACCGTCTGCGCGTTGCCCTGCTCGACCACCTGCTTCAACTGCTGCACCTCAGCGGCCTTGAAGTACATGCCGGCGGTCGGGCTGTCCATACCGAAGTGGTCGGCCACACGCTGCGCGGCACGCTTCCGCTCGCGGAGCGCACGCTGGAACTGGCCGCTGCCCTGGTCGGTCAGGTCCAGCGGGGTGAGGTCCTGCACCTTGCCCTGCCGCTCCAGAAGGTCCAGAGCGCGACCGTCACGGAACGCCTCGATCTGACCCTCGTGGGCCTGCTGCATCATCTGGAGGGTGCGGAAGTCGGTGCCCTGCGGGTTCTCCAGCATCTGACGCTGTTCCTCGATGGACATCGTGGAGAACCGGCGCACCTCGCCCGCAGCTTCCTCAGCGGACTGGATGCGCTCGCCAAGCTCGGTCCCGCTGGCAGCCGACTTGAGTTGGTCCGCCGTGAAGCCGTTGAACGTCACGCCACCGCGCACGGTGCCGCCGCCCTGCGACAGCGCCTGGATGTAGCTGTCCACGCCCTGCGCGAGATCGGCGTTCGCCTGTTTCAGGTCGCTCTCGATCTGCTCCTTGAGCGTGCGCTTGTCGTCCTGGCTCAGGAACTCGGCCTGATCCACGTAGTCCATCGCGGCGTTCAGGTTGCCGCCGTTCCGCAGAGCGGCGACCCGCTGCCGGTCGAACTCGCGCCGGGCCTGCTGGAAGCGGTTCTGGGCCTCCTCCGGCGTCAGCGCACCGGAGCGCACGAGGCGCTGCTGGCTGTCCTGGAGGCTCTCGATGGCCTGCCGGCGCTTCACTTGGTTGCCGGTCGCGAACTGATCGGACAGGGCGCGCGTCTCCTGCTCGAACGAGGCCAGGGCCGCACGCTGCGACTTCTGGGCGCTCTCCCGGCGCAGGTCGATCACGTCGGCGGTGATCGAACGCGCGAAGTCCCGGCGAAGCTCGTCCTGGATCGTCGGGTTCGCTTCACTGACGAGTTCCTGGACGCGCTCCCGGGCCTTGGTCTTGAACCGCTCGGGGGCGTCGCGGAAGTCGGGGCTCTCCAGAGCATCCTGCTTCATCCGCGCGAACTCCTGCGCGGCCTGGGTCTGGAGTTCGGCCTTCTGCTCCGCGACCGCCTGCTCGAACATCTGGTTGCCGAGTTCGCCCAGGGCGCTGCCTGCGGCTGCGATGGCCTCGCCCGTTGCCCCGGCATTACTACGGTCGCGGGGCAGCGACGGCAGACCGCCCCCTACCTGGGGGCCACTCGGAACGCCAGTGCGCGGAATACGGGGCATGGATCAGCCTCCTAGAGGTTCTCGTTCGGGATGTTGCCGGCGACACCCGTCTGCGCGGTGCTGCTCGGGATGTTGTTGTTCTGGTCGAACGCACCAGCCCGGCGGGCCGTCTGCATCCCACCGGTCAACAGCGAAGTGCCAGCCTGGAAGAAGCCGCTCGTGCGGATGCTGCTCGCACGCTGACCAGCGTTCGCGGCCTCCATCCGGCTCTGGGTCGCACCTCGTTCGGTCTGGAGCGCCTGTAGCTCGCTCTCGAATAGCTGGTCCTGGACGGCCAGTTCCTGCTGCATCGCCTCGTCGGCCAGCACGTCCGTAGGCGTGCCGCCAAGTTGGATGCCGCTGGAACCGATGGCAGCACGCGCGGTGCCGATCCGCCGATCACCTCGACGGCGCTGGCGTTCCGCACGTACCTGCGCGGCCTCACGCTGCGTCTCGGCCCGCTGCTCGCGCAGCCGAGCCTCACGCGCGGCCATAGCCTGATTGAACTCAGCCTGATCCGCGCGGGCCTCTGCACTGGCGACGGTGCCGGCGACCGAGACAGCAGTGCTGACCGCCGTGGCGATGATGCCGAAAGTCGTACCCATCAGCAGTCCCTTCCCTTGATCTTACTGAACAGGTAAACATCATGCCCATCCGGTGTCCAGGCCCGCATACGGCCTTCCCACTTGAACCCGAGGACAGCGGTCGTCCAGAAGATTTCGTCCTCCGCATCGACCTCGGACATCGCCTCGATCCGGCGGAAGTGGCCGTCCCGGTTCATCCAGCGGTGGAGGTTCCGGGCCAGGAACTTGAGGCGTCTGGTGCCGATCCCCTTGGCGATGATCGTCCACGCGCGGAAACGCGGGCCTGATCCCTCGTAGCCATCGTCGAGTTTGATCATGCCCACGACAGCGGACACCGTGCCATCCTCATCGACCACAGCCCAAGCAGGCCCGGTGTACCACAGCGGGTCATCCGGGGAGTGGAGTTGCTGCATCCACGCCTGCTCAGGCTTCGGGTCGATACGCCGGAGGTGGTCGGGCGTCAGGTCCTCGATGTGCATGGCTTGCCTCCATCCTACTGTTGACCGCCTGCGTCGCGGTAGAACTCCATCGAGGCGCCGATCTGGAGAACCGTCATCGGCAGCGGTTGCGTGGACCGGACGACGATGTGCGCGTCCAGATCGTGGCGCATCGGGAAGTTCACGTCCTTGAAGCCCGTGAACGGTGGAACCGGTTGGTCCATCGCCATCGAGCTATCGCGGAACTGGAGCGTGTCCAGGTTGTTGGTGTCGTATCCGTATTTGGCACCGACCGTCTCGTAGAAGAAGATGTGCAGCTTGTGGATGCGCTTGATCTTCCCCGAGAGCGTGTCTGCCTCGACGCCCGTGTTGAACGGGAACGTCCGCAGGCCGGCGTTGTACGGGAACCCAATGTGGACCACGCTCGCCTCGAAGTCCAGGTCGATCTGGCCGTTCGACACCACGCGACGCGGGTGAGCCGCGCCGTCCGCGAGGACCGCGACTTCCTCGCCCTCCAGGTGATCGAGCCCGGAGATCGTCTGGGTCGGGGACCCGTCGTAGGTGAGCCCGCTGTCCACGAAGAACGCGTCCTCGATGGGCTTCTCGTCGTTCAGCCAGGGCTCCTCCATGAACTCGACGTACCGGACGGGCGTGCCGTTCACCTCCCGGCGCACCACCATCCAAATCTGGTCGAGGTTGCCCTCGGTGATGTTGGTGATGCTCTCGATGAACGCGTCACCGCCGTCGAAGGTGCCGCCAATGGTGTGCTGGTGCCACGCGAACACCTCCTGGTCGCTCTCGATGGTGAACCCGATCAGCCGGGCGTCGTTGCGGAGCGCCCACAGGATCGAGTTGCGGTTCTGCTGGTAGGCCAGCCGCACGATGCGGGGCCGCAGCAGATGCTCCGACACCACCGAGAAGTCCCGAGCCCGGAGGCCGTCGATGTCGAAGTCGAAGGCCAGTTCGCGGATCACGCGGTTGCCCCGCTGCACGAACATGAGGCTGTGGCCGATCTTGGCCGGCGGCACGATGTCCGCGCTGCCACGGTTCGTGTTGCGCTCGGCCTCGATGCTGTTCGGGCTCAGCGGGTCCGTCGTGGTCGCCGCGCGGATCAGGAACTCAGCGCCCGAGGTGCCCACCGCGAGGCCGGCGTTCAGGCTCTCCATCCAGCGGATCGCGTTCACCTGCGAGGCCGAGATCGTGATGTTGATCGCATCGTCGTTCGACACGGTGCCGTCCCGCGCCGAGGGCTGGAACAGGTTGAAGTCCGCGACGAACGAGAACCAGATGTTCTGCGGGTTTGTGTCGGTCGCGCCGAACACGAGACGCTGGTCGTGGAACGTGACCACTTGGGGCCAACCGGTCGTGGCGGACCACTCGCCCAGGCGCCAATCCTTAGTCTCGGCGGAGTTCGCAAAGCCTTCGCCGTGGACCACGATCACCACCTCGGTCGAGGAGTTGTGGTCCACGATCTCGGCCCAACCCCAGGTGCCGTCCTGCTTCAAGCGCACCACGCGGCCCACGTCCGTGGGCAGGAAGCCGCTGCCGTCGTTGATGCCGACCGTGCTGGACGCGGTGAGCGTCCCGCGAGCGTTGCCGGAGGAGACGCTCGGGTTCAGCGTGGTCGGCGTCTCGTTGACCTCGCGGTACGGCCCATCCTCGAACGGGAACTTCACGAGCGAGAACTCGGTCGGACTGAACCGCTTCAACTGGTACGGCGGATGATCGGGGTGGCAAATCCACATGATGTCGGCGGACTGCACCCACTTGAGCGCGAAGATTTCCGTGTCGTTCCAGGGCGTCCCCAGTTCGACCGGCACGCCGTCCAGGATTTGCACGTCGTCGAGGTCCACCACGCCTTTCTGGTTGTCGGTCGTCTCGAACGCGAGGTGGATCGTGCTGTTGCCGTCGGGGTCCACGTCGATGACGTGCCAGCCCGGCGCGAGGTTGTTGTCGTACAGGTCGTTGCCGCCCTGCGTCGAGCCGACCTTCACGCGGGTCAGGAACTTCCGGCTCTCCTTCGCGTCCTCGATACGGAAGGCGAACGTGTGGACCGTGTCCGTGTTGGAGATCGAAATGGACTGGCTGGCAATAGCGTGATCGGACCCCTCGGCCACAAGACCCAGGCGCCCGTTGCCGCGCGAGAGGTGGGTGATGTTGGCACTGCCCTGGCTCAGGTCGTCCCACCCCGAGATGTCGTTGTCGAAGGTCCCGTTCGTGACCGAGGCGCCCGACACGTCGTTGGTGAATAGCTGGCCCTCGTTCACGAAGAACCGCATGTAGCTGCCGCCCATCTCCAGCACATACGTCTCCTCCACGGAGAACTCGAAGGGGAGCAGCCGCGTGGGGCTGTCCTCCTTCGTCTCCGCGACGAACTTCGTGCCGGGCCGCTTCATGACCCCGCCGTGCGGGATCACGAGCATGTTGTTCAGTTCCTCGACGCCATTGAAGAAGCCCTGGAAGTCGATCCGGCCTTGCAGCCGGGGGCTCAGTTCGCCGCGCGTGAAGTTGGTCTGAACGTAGTCGAAGCGGGCCATTACGTGTCGATGTCCCTCCAGTTCGGGTCAGGGAACTGATGCGGGGCCTGGAGCCGGCTGTTCAGCCACAGGTCCGCATCGAACATCTCGCCGGGCTCGTCCATCGCGTCCGCAGTGCGGGCGTCCTGGAGCTTCTGGCGGTAGATGTTCCACGCGTCGTTGCGGGCTTCGCGGCTCTGCACCAGCGGCACAGCAACCTCGGATGCCAGCCGGGCTGCGACGGCCTCGCGCAGCAGGGCGTCCCACTTGGACGGGTCCTGCTCGTCCTTCACGTACACGATATGCAGCGGGGAGCCCATATCGGTCAAGACGCGCCGGCCCTCGATCTCGAAGCGAGCGTAGCGCGGGTGCGCCCCGTTGATCCGCACGAGCCGCAGCCAGTCGGCGGGAAGCTGGTACTGCTTCTGCCAGCCGAACGGGGGAGACTGGGCCAGGGCGCCGAGCTTCGCACGGGTCTTGGCGCTGTTCCAGGGATGGTCCCTCAGCACAGCTTTACGCACGGTGTCGTATCGCTCGGACACGACCCGTGCGCTACGGGTGTCATCGCTGAACGAGGTGATCGGCAGTTCACCGATGATGCTGAGGGCCGTGTTGGCGACCTCTACCTTCGACGCCATGATGCCCTCCTAGATGTGAGAGAAGGGGGCCGAAGCCCCCTCCCCTTAGTCCACGACGTACTGGAACTGGACGTTCACGTTGCCGGAACCGGTAGCCCCGCTGGAGGTCAGTAGGACCTCGATCTGCGCCGGGGCGTTGCCGGCCTTCGAGTAGCCGAGCAGTTCCCAGAGCGGCTTCGGGGCATCGGTAGCGTAGGTGAAGCCGGCGGCGGTGCCGTCCGAAACGACCTCGTTCTGATCGGGGCTGGACAGGTCCATGCCGTCCACGAGGCCGTCCGCGTCGTTGGCATCACCGATGTCCTCATCGTCCATGCCGCCGACACCAGTGGTCGCCACGTTGATCTCGATGATCCGGGCGTTACGCGGGAGCCACGTCAGCCGGACCACCTCTCCACTACCCGGATTGCCGCTAGAGGCGCTGAACGTGGCCAGCGCAGTCCGAACACGGCCCCCGAGCGAAGCGGCGTCCACCTTGCCCCGAATGGGGTTGGCGAACTCCTGGTACTGGGTGCTTTCGACATCAGCCATAGCTCAGGTCCTCCTTACGACTTCGGGCTGCACTTGATCTCGACCACCTTCTCCTCCTCAAGGCGGGTCGCGCCCATCGAGGTGGAGTAGTAGATGTAGGTCGAGTACCGCTTGTCGGGCCGCTCGCTGATGCGGGCGGTCGGAGCCTGAGCCTCGGCCATGCCCATGCCGCTGCGGACGTAGACCGGAACCCGGACATCCTGGCCATCCGTCTGGAGAAGCTCGGTGTGGACGAAGTTGAAGCCCATGTAGGTGTTCACTTCGCCGTTCACGAGCGCCCGGACGGTGTTGTAGTCCGAGCTACGGATTTGGTCGATGCCCAGGAGGTCCTCGGTCTGGTCCGACTTCACGACGATGGTCGGCGTCTCAGCCTCCAGATCGACGTTGTTCTGCCGCAGCAGACCACGGGCCTGGGTCAGCTTCTCGACGTTCAGCCCCTGGTTGCCGGAGCCGCCGCTGTTGCTGGCACCCGTGCCAACGCTCGCAGGGATGCTCTGGCTGGACGGGAAGGACTGAGTGGAGTTGCCCTCCTTGCCGACGACCGCATCCGAGAAGTAGTTCTCGATGATGATCTCATCGACCTCACGACCGATGGCCCAAGCCGCGTTCTGGCTGTAGGCGCTCTGCGGGTCGATCAGGGTCTTGAGACGGTCGAAGTCGTCGATCAGGTCGCCCCACTCGATGTCGATCAGCGAGACGCGCCGACGCTCATGCGGGGTGTCCACCTGCGGGCTGTCAGCGTGCCGCGTGGTCACGCGCTGAGCCTCCGTGGGACCGATCTGGTCCATGAAGGCGACTTCGCCAGTGACGTTCGGCTCCTGCATCACGGTGTCCCGCAGCTTCGACCCGCGCTGCTGCGAGAGCATCATGATGTTGTCACCGAACTGCTTGACGAACGCAGTGCTAATCTGGTCGCTCATCGCAGTCTATCTCCTCTGCTCGGTTGACTATCCAGGGATCGTCCCTGGATGGCTCTCTCCAGCGTTCTCCCTGCGTGGCGCGGGGCGCTGCGTGCAGGACGGGGCCGCGATGCGGTTGTCCCTGTCTACTGGAGAGGTGAGGGCGCGGGGGTTGGTGTCAACCCCCGCACTTGATTTACTGATCCGGGTACGCGTCCCGGTACAGCGCGTTCATCTTCTGGACGGCCTCATCGTGGCCCTCGGCCCGGCTGTCCAGGTACTTCTGCATGAAGGCGCCATCCTGACGAAGCTCCGCGATCTGGCTCGCGGCCTCATCCGGGGTACGCCCGAACTGGCCCTTCGCGGAACCGCCAATGGTGTCCTCGGAGAGTTGCTTGCCCATCTCCGCGAACGCCTTCACGACGGCGGGGTGGTTCCCGAGGCCGGTCTGGTCCAGCACCTGCTTGAGTTCGTCCCCGCCGAACTGCTCGACCGCCGTCTTAGCGGCCTGCATCCGCTCGTTGTACGAGTTGCCGAACTCCTTGCGAAGCTGCGCCTCGGAGTTATCGCGGAACTCCTGGGCTCGCTCCTGCATCTGCTGGACTTCCTTCTCGCCCACGCCCTCGACGTACCAGGAGTAGAGGGCCTTCACCTGCTCGTTCGAGAGGCCAAGCTCGTGAGCCTTCTGCTTGAACTCCTCGGTGAACTCCTCGTTCGGCTGGAACTGCGCGTCCTCAGCGAGGTTCGGCAGTTCGTACTTCGAGGGGTCCTCCGGGAGCGTGCCCTGGTTGTCGTTCGCCCCGAGCTTCTTCTCAAGCTCGGTGTAGCTCTTGGCGAGGTCGTCCAGGGACTTGAACTTCTGGAGGCTCTCGGACTGGGCGAGGTCGCCGTCGCTGAGATGGTCGATGATCGTGCCAGTCTGGGTGCTGCCTCCCGTGGCGGCGGTGCTGCCCGGCTCACCGCCACCGCTGTCTCCAGCGCCAGCGTCACCGGAGCCGTCACCGCCACCATCGTCCGCAGTAGCCGCGCCGCCTTCACCGGCAGGGGCCATCGGGATGGAGGTTGTGGCTAGAAGCTCTCGGATGGTCATCGTTTACTCCTCTCCTTCGAGTTCCGCATGAGCCTGCCGGACCTTCTTCTGGAACTCGGCAAGGCTGATCTGCGTGTGGGTCAGGATGTAGGAGATGACGCTCCGCTGACCCTCACGGAACGCCATCTTGCGACCAGACGTGTCCTCGCTCTCATCGAACGAGGGCGTCTGGAAGCGAGTGAACTGGCAGAGGTCCTCAAGGACGCGCTTCCCGGCGTCCGAGTTGAACGCGTACTTGTAGTCCTCGACCAGTTGTTCGCGGTGGTTACTGCTCATTGTTCCTACTCGTCACGCTTGCCAGGGTTTCCGAACTCTGGGCCAGAGCGTTGATGCCCGGACCCGCCTCCTTGAGCAGGGTCGCAAGCTGCTGCTGTTGCTCAGCCTGCGTGGACTGCTGACGGATTTGCTGCACCTGCTCGGGGTCCGTCAAGACCTCCGGCGGCACGTTGTTCAGTTCCGCCAGCATACGGATCGCCTTGTCCACGTCGATGTTCGACGCGGCCTGCGGGTCCACGTTGATCATTGGGATCACCTGCTGGAGCCACGCCAGGATGTTGTCCGCGTCGGTCTGCTGCGCGGCGGTCGCGGCCTGGGAGACGAACTCGACGTTCATGTTCGCGCCCTGCACCTGCGACGGCGGCTCCGGCAGCATGTTGTTCTTGAGCATCAGCGAGAACACGCGGTCGATCAGCGGCCCCAGGAACTCATTCTGGAGACGGCTGACCACCGGGCTCAGCGCCCGCAGCGCCTGCTGCTGACGCGCGGCCACCTCGGTCGCCTTGAGCGGCGAGGAGTTCCCGCGCTGCATGATGCCGACCAGGGCGTTCACGAAGAACGCCTCGGCCACGACCTGCTGCCGGGCCTCGATCATATCCTGGCCGATGTCCACGCGGCCACCCGAGGTGATCGGGGCGAACGCTTGGTTCGGGTCCTGGCCGGTGCGGATGTAGTTCAGCCCGCCGGGCATCATGCGGACGGGGTGCAGGAACCCGTCGTCCGGCACCGCCAGTGGTGGATCGACCACCTTCTGCGCGGACTTGATCACCGTCTTGCTCATCTCCTGGAGCATACGGATGTCCGGCAGCACCTCCATCGCCGGGCTACGCCCGTACGTCTCCCCGGTGACCTTGGCCCACCGAGGCACGATGAAGGGGAAGCTGTCGAAGCCGCTGAACTGCATCTTCGGCTTCTCGGCCTCGTTCAGGAAGTGGATCGAGGCCCACGGCTTGTTGGTGTTCAGCTTGTGCTTGGTCGCGTCGAACGCGTCGTTCGGCAGGACCGCCTGGATGTACTCGTGTTCCTTCTGGAGTTCGAGCCGGTCAAGCTCGCGAGAGAGCGCCTTGGACTGGCGGACGGCCTCGGCGCCGAACCGCTCAGCGGCCTGCCGGTTGGTCAGCTTGTACTTGCGGAAGTAGGTGTCGATCTTCCCGCGCTCGTTCTCCTGGATGTACGCCTCCGGCAGCGGACGGCTCATGAACCGGATGTCGCCGTCCCGGTCGTCGATGAACATCGACATCGTGCCGAACGCAACGATGTCCAGGAAGCCCTCGTGCGTGGTCGGGAAGAAGTTCGCGTCCGGCTCGTTGAACTTCTGGAGCATCAGGTCGCGGACCTCACCGAGCCACAGCGAGGTTTCGCGGTCCTCGTCCAGGCCGGGCACACGAAGCTGGAACCACTTCGTCTGCGGGTTGACCATGAACTGCTGGAGCCCGGCAGCAAGCAGACCAGCGGACTTCTGCGCCGTGCTGTCGAAGATGCGGTTCTGGCGCTCAGTCCCGCGCGACCTCTGCACAGTGAAATCGCGCCGGGGCAGGACGAGTTCGGCCACGTCTTGCCACAGCGCCTCCCAGTTCCGGCGGTCTGCTTCCGCGCCCTCGAACAGCTTGAGAGCCGGGTCCTTTTGCTGTGCCATCTGTCCTCCTCGTTTAGCTGCGGTGCGGGCCGGTGATCCTGGGCGCGGCTCTCACCGGACCCGCAGCTAATCGGTCATTGGTCCTGGCCTTGTGGGGTCAGGAGGGCAACGCCCTATGCCCTGCGTCGGTTCGCCGTGTGCGCCCCAGGCGTTACCCGCGTGCAGCCTTCGCGCCCTTGTCCGTGAGCTTGAGCCCGTCGCCGTCCTGCTTGACCATGCCCTGGTCCTTGAGGATGGCGATGGCGTCGCCCTCGCTCTTAACGTCGTCGTTGTCGCGCATCACCCTGCGCTTGAGCTTCTTCACGAGATCGCCGCCGTCCTTGTTGCTGGCCATCGTGTTCCTCCGCTGTGATGTGGGACCGATGCAGGGAGTTGCCAGTGGCGATCTTCCGCAGAACGCGACGATCCCGCCGCTTCCAGTCAAAGGGCGGGACCGTCCTGGTCGGTCGATGCTGCACTCGATCCATTTTAGCCTCCTAGCAGAGTGCCGCGTTCGCCAGCACCCTTCTTGCGCCCGGTGCGCCCAAGCGGCTGCGGACCATCATCATCGCCGCGCTCGGTCAGCACGGTGCCGCCGCGACCCTTACGACGGGCGTCGCGACGGCGCTGCTCCTCGCCGGCCTTCTGGGTCTGCTGGTCCTTCTTTTTGGGCGGCTCCGGGTCCGGCTGAACAGGAGGCGGTTCAGGTGGATCAGGCGAACTGAACAGACCCATTGTTACGATCCTCCAAGCAGTGTGGGACGATTGGTGCGGCCACGGAGCTTGCCGGGACCTTCGTCGTCCTCACCGGTCAGGATGGTGCCACCGCCGCGCGGACGACGCCGGGGGCCGGCTCCTTCGGACTTGCCCTTGCCGCCCTTCTTGCCGTCCGGCTTCTTGCCGCTCGATCCCTTATTGCCGCCGCCGGCCTTCGGGTTCTCAGTGCGGCCACTTGCCGGCGGTTTCTGGGTGCCTTCGCGAGCGGCCTGGGTGCTATCGCGGCCAGGGTCGTTACCGCCGGTCGGCTTCGATGGCGTGTCCTTACCGCCGAACGCGCCCGTGGCGTTGTTGTTGCGGCCAGCGCCGCCGCCACCTCGGTCGCTACCGCCGAAGCCACCGCCGAGGCCGGCACCCTCAGCCGAGGACGCGTCCGCCGCAGCCTGACCGGGGTTCGAGGCCATGTCAGACGCGCGGCCACCGAACGCGGAACCGACAACGCCGCTTGGGCCAGTGCCGGAAACGCTCGCAGTGCCTTGGTTTGCGCTAGAACTGGCCGAGCTACCAGCGGAGCCGGCCCCGCCAGCGGCGCCCATCGGGGCGATCATGAAGATGCGCTTGAGCATAGGAGGTCCTCCTTATAGCCAACTGCCCTGGCTCGGAAGGTACGATCCCAGAGGGTCCGTATCAACCGCCTGGGCTGGCTGCTGGAACTTTCTCTTGTACGGCTTGGCCGAGCGAAGCTCCATGAGCCCGTAGTGCATGGCGCTCAGGAGGTCGTCGTTCTCGTCCACGACCTGCCCCTCGCGGCGGTGGTATTGGTTCTTCTCGCGGAACCACTCCCGGAGGTTGCGGAACACCTTGAGGCGCCCGTCGCGCATCCGCTGCTCCGCGAAGCCGATGATCGGCTCACGCGGCTGCGGCCCGCGCTTCTTCGGATCGAGCGCGGCGCTCTCGGGCAGCATGTTCATGCCCTCCTGGCGGAACAGTTCCGCGAAGGGGCGACCTGTAGCCCCTGGATCGCGCCGAGCCACATCATGTGGCCACGCCACCGGTATCCAGTCGCCGCGCTTGCGGTACGCCTGCACGATGTCCGCGATCCGCACATCGGGCGACTTCCAGCAGTCGTAGATGTACACGATGTCGCGGTCGGCGTCGTACGCCATCCAGACGAGAGCCGAGGGGTGGTTGATGCCCTGGTCGAACCCGCAGATGTGCCGGTAGTGCGGCGGGATGTCGAAGGGCTCGATGGCGATCTGCTCGTCCGGGATCGGGTAGATGAGGCCCTCACCGAACATCGGAAGCCCCTTCACGCGGGCCTCCTTCATCGCCTCGCTGTACTGGCTCTCGATCTCCCGCTTCTCCTGCTCGGTGTAGTGCGTCGCGTCGTCCAGCGTCATGTGGACCACGCAGCGCAGGTTCTTGCCGCTGTCGTCGGGCGCCGGCTCCAGGTAGCGCCGGACGACCTCGGTCATGCCGAGCAGCGGCGTGAAGGTCAGCAGCATCTGGCCCTTGCGTTTGTTCAGGCGCGTGACGGCCTCATCGTACACGTCCGCCGGGGGCTCCTCGTCGCACCAGATGCCGTCGAGCGTCTCGCCCTGCCACTTCTCGCGGCCCAGTTCGTAGGACTTGAACTTGATCGTGCTGATGCCGCCGGAGACGTGCAGCACCGAGATCGAGTTCACAGCGTCTGGGGTTCCCCTGGCCATCGACGGCGACCCGGCGAGGCGGTCTGCGGGGATCGTACCGGTGCCCCAGTTGCGCCCGCGCCCGAGGAGGATGCGTTGGGGGTTATCGCGCGTGCTGTCCGAGGTGACGCCTGCGACCCACCAGTGGTTGGGCTCCTTGTAACGCACGCCGTTCCACCAAGAGGGATATAGGCCGGTGGCGTGCATAGCGACCTCCATGCCCGCCGCAAGCGTCTTGCCGGTCTGGTTACCAGCCATGAGCATACGCTGACGAAACCGCTTGCCCGCATCGTGGAACTCCTTCTGCTTGGGGGCCGGCTCATACCAGTCCAGTTGGTTGTAGGCCCGGTGCGTCTCCAGGCGTTCGAGAAGCTCGTTGAGTTCAGTCAGCTTCGCCGTATCGTTCTGCTCGGTACTCATCTAGGCCCTCCTGGATGGCCTCTGCCTCGTCGAGGTCCTTACGCTTCTGGGTTACGGGACCGGCTCGCCGGATGAAGCCCGCTTGGAACACTGGGCTCCTCGGCTTCCTCCGCCGGGTCCTCGTCTGAGCCTTCCGGCTCCCCTTGTTCCGCGCCATGAGCAGATGCTCCTTGATCGGGAGGGTGGGTGGGCGCCAAAGACCTCTGGTCGTCAATAGTTTCGGCCTCGGCCTCGGTGAAGCCCAGGCCCAGGTCGCGGCTGAGGTCGCGGATGCGCTGCTTGAGGTCCTCGATGTTCTCGTCGCCGGCCCGGCTGTCGGCGCTGCGGAAGTTGTGCTCGGGCCGGTAGCCGGAGCGGTCCAGCCAGTCGCGGGCCGCGTTCAGCTTCACGTTCTCCGACGTGGCGTTGACCATCAGTTCCTCAAGCACCCCCAGGGCGACGACGGCGCCGCTCTGGAGCTTCTCGCGGTTCTTGCTCTCGATAGCCGCCATGACGCGCGGCTCTTTGATGATCTGCCGCCCGCGTTCGCGGGAGATGCCGGCGGCCTTGGTCGCGGCGGCGCGGTCCCCGTGCTTGACGAACGCCTCGACGAACCGCTGCTCGGTTTGGTTGAGGCCGAAGCCTGCCATGCGTCCTCCTCGTGGTTGGCGGTGTCAACTCGCTCCCGCCAGAAGTGGCAGGATCGGAGGCTTTTCGCAAGGTGCCATACACCCGGCAATATCGGTTCGCGCGTATTGTGGCCATATCACACGCGTACGCGCGCGTCGATTTTT